TAAATATATATTGTTATATATAGAAATTAAATATTATAACTAAACTAAATAAGTTTTTTATATAAAATAAATAGGTGGATTTTTTATATACACCGTCTATAAAAAACATGATACTTACGAGAGAAATTGAAATTAAGATAAGTGAGTCTAACTATCAATACTACGAAGACTTAGGATATGATATTTCAATTAGTGAGATAATAACCATACCTGTAGAATTACTTCCAAACGGGTCACATTATAAGATAAAATGTAAATGTGATGGATGTGGTACAGAAAAAGAAGTAATATACAAAAACTACCTAAAATACGACAACGAAAAATGGGGAGACTACTCATGTCGAAAGTGTTCTGAGGTCAAAAGAAAAGAGACATTAAGGAAAAACTTCGGTGTAGATTATCCCATACAAAATAAAAAAGTATTGTCAAAGATGAAAAAAACTCTGATTGAAAAATATGGAGTCGACAATATATCAAAAAAGAAAAAAAATAATGAATAAAATTAAAGAAGGAGACATATTCGAAACACAAGTAGAATTCTCCACATCAGGAAATGCTAATATAAAAGTAGAAGGACAAGAAATCTTCATACACAAAAAAAAGACTGCAAATTCACTACACATGGATACGGTAAGAGTAGAAATATTCCAGGGACAGAAAAAAGTAGAAGGAAAAGTATTAGAAGTGGTATCGAGGTTCAAAACTGAATTTGTAGGAACTGCACAGGTAAAGAATGATACGATATTTGTAGTAACCGATAGTCCTAGAATATCAGTTGACTTTTATATAAAAGGAGACTCTGATGTTGAAAATGGTCAAAAAGTATTAGTAGAATTTTTAGATTGGGAAATTGGTAAAAAGTCCCCACGAGGTAAGATTATAAAAATATTAGGATTTGTTGGTGAAAACAACACCGAAATGAATGCAATAATGTATGAATATGGTTTACCGATTGATTTTCCACAAGAGGCATTAAACGAGGCAGAACTTGTATCTGAGGTAATTTCCGAAAAAGAGATTAGTAAAAGAAAAGACCTTAGAAATGTGACTACTATAGGTATAGATCCGTTCGATTCAAAAGATGCAGATGATACTATTAGTTTAGAATTTATAAACGGTAAAAGATATATATCGATTAATATCGCAGATGTTACTCATTATATAAAACCAGAAACAGAACTTGACAAAGAGGCCTATAAAAGAGGAACCTCAGTCTACTTAGTAGACAGATGTGTTCCAATGCTACCACATAGACTGAGTAATGGTATATGTAGTTTAAAATCAGGAGCAGATAGATTGTGTTATACCGCAACTATGTGCATTGATGATAGTGGTAAGATTAAGGAAAAATGGTTCGGTAGAACAATTATTAATGTAGATAAGGATTATTCATACGAACAGGCACAGGAGGTAATCGAAAATGGTGGGGATGGTAGTGATACCGATTCAATTATATTAGAACTGGATAAGATTGCAAAGGTTATGAGAAAACGTAGAATAAAAGAAGGTTCTATTGAAATGGGTGGTAAAGAGGTTAAGTTTGATTTGGATGAGAATGGTAAACCATTGGGTGTTTATTTCAAAGAACAAAAGGATGCAAATAAACTAATAGAAGAGTATATGTTATTGGCGAATAAAGAGGTTGCAAAATTCATAAAATCGAAAGAACTTCCTTGTGTTAATAGAGTTCACCCTACGCCAGATGATGAAAAGTTAATTCAATTGAAAAAGATTGCTACTAATTTTGGTTATGAGTTGGAGATAGGCGATCCGGATACTACAAAAATGGAGTTAAATAAACTACTTAAAGATATAAAAGATACACCGGAGGAAAATATAATAAGTACTTTAGTTATTAGATCTATGAAGAAGGCCTATTACTCAACGGAAGAAATCGGACACTATGGCCTTGATTTTGAGGACTATAGCCACTTTACCAGTCCAATTCGCCGCTATTCCGATGTGCTAACACATAGGTTATTGACAATGGCATTGGGTAATGATGGGTATCCTAAAAATAAATAATTAATATGAATAATTTAAAAGACAAAAATAAGCTAGAAGAGTTGTGTAAGCACATATCTAAAAGAGAAGAGTTATCAAGTAAAGCACAGAGAGATTCTATTAAATATAAACAAGCAGAATATCTGCAAGATAAAATCGGTCAAGTTTTTGATGGAATCGTAACCGGTGTATTGGAAAGAGGTTTATATGTCGAAATAATCGAAAATAAATGCGAGGGTATGATAAGAATGGATTCTATTGTCGGTAAATGGAATGTGGATTTGGAAAATTATTTGATTATGAATCAAATAGGTGAGAAAATTCAGTTAGGTGATCCTATAAAAGTGATAGTTAGTTCAATTGATCTTCTTAAAAAACAGATAAACTTCTTAAAGTTCTGATGGGACAATTGTTCAAAGATTGGTCCAATTCGGAAGATAATTTGAAGGATTTTGATTATGAGGTATTGTTAAACAACAATACTTTGGATCAATTTGAGAATTTGATGTCTAAATACAAAGAATGGACATCGTTCAAAAGGGATATTAGACTAACGAATGTTTTAGAATCAGGAAAGAGAATGCAGTTTGATATAGAATCAATATCTTTGATGGTGCAGCTTGGGAATAGTGGAAATATTATTTCCCTACAAATGGGTGTACTTAGAATAAAGTCAATGTCTTTCATTCTAAAAGAAAACAATATAGAGAAACTGACTCTAAGATGTGGACTATTGTCAAATCCGATGGGTAAGGTAGCAAAAGAGCTTATGGAAAATTCAATGGACATCGATTTAAAACCACATATAATAGATAATAAAGTAGTTTACTTTTATATAGATACATATGAAAATGCAGCATAAATAAAAAGCCATTCATTTGAGTGGCTTTTTATTATATACAATGTTTTAGAATTCAAACTCGCCTCCACCTTGTGCACCACCTTGTGCTGGAGGTGTCTCAGGCGCGGCTTGTGCACCACCTTGTACCGGAGCTTCCGGGGTGGCCTGACCACCTTCTGCTGGCATTTCACCTTCCATACCACCCTCTACCGGAGCACCACCTTCCGCACCACCAGCACCACCTTCAGGTCCGGCACCTGTACCAGCGGCATCTTTTGCCCAGTATTTTTGATTTTCTGCTTTTTCCTCAGGAGTAAGTTTGAATATGTTATCCATGATCCATTCAATATGGAAGTAAGGCTTTTCACCATTCATAATACCGGTAAGTGTAGTTATCGCCTCTGCTCTTTTTGCCATATTGTTTATTTTCTTCCACTCTTCAAATATTTGATTTGTGTAAAAAATTATATCCATCTGATTAAGAACAATCTCATCCTCTTTTAATTCAGGAAACTCGATTAACATTTGTAATTTAAGAGGCTTTACTATAAGTTCTTTGAAATTTGCTCTGATTCTGGAAATAAAATTGTGAAACTTGATTTCATCCCTTGTCATTTCTGCAGCACCATCTACTAAATTTCCACCACCACTTTCTCCTTCGAATCTGGTCAATGGTATTTTAGAAGCTCTTTTAAGTGCTTGATGAAACCATTTAAGCATTGTTTCTTCGTTTAAGTCATGTCCCTGCGGAGATTTAAGTTCCATTGATGGTGAACCCGCATCACCCTCCGGAAACCATATTTGTTTATTATATGGAAGATGTTTAGATCCGTTTAGTGTCAGCGTTCCTAACGTGTCATCCCATTCTACTTCCTCGGAGTAATCATGAATAAGTTGTCCAATTTGTTCTTCTGCCCTTTGACGTGACAAACCTTTAATAGGAACCTTAAATTCCTGATATATTGTCGCGTTTATTACGTTGAACATGATCCTAGTTTGTTCAAGAATCTTCAACTGGTTATATGGCTTGATAAGTCCTTCGATATACGAAGTCTCTGAATAATCATTTTGTGTAGAATATGAAATGAATACAATCTGTGAATCCAAAAATATTCTTCTAAGTTGTGGATCTTCGGGGAATTGAATCCAAAGATGTCCCACGTTTGGTTCATATGCAGGAACAAGTGTTTCTGGTCTAAGTCTATTAAATGCAATGATATTTTTCTTTTTATCATCATATACAATCTCCACCGCCACATAACCATCTATAAGAAAGTCCTTTATCATGTTCCATGCGGTGATACTATCTGAAAATCCATATTTGTTATAGATTTTTTCAAAGTACTCTTGATATTTGTCCTTTATTTCCTGTGAATAGTCATTTGAAATTGGTCTTGGTGAGCAGAAGTCTCTATCATCATTGTATACGATACATTCATCAGCAACAGCACTAATCATATCACGAATTTCATCTTTTATAGAATACTCTCTAAGAATCCTTCTTTTATCACCATATGCTTTATCCAAATAAGGAATAGACTTTCTATTAAGAACTGATGCCACTGCTCTCTGCGAAAAGAAATCATACATTGAATTTCCTTTAGCAGCATACGGATCTTCATTGATTCCAATACCAACTTGGTTTCGAATTATCATATCATCATAATTCATTCCATAGTTTGATAGAGTTCTAAGTATCCTACTAAAAAGTCCTTTGTTTTCTACAGCCGAGTTAACAAAACCCATACCCTGTCCTTCTCTTTCGTTGTTATAGTTATATGATGCCATTAAAATTATTAAAATTTTAAGGTATATATAAAATATGACGTACCTCTTTTTATGAGAGGTGGTATAGGAAAACAAAAAAGGGTAGCGATTACTACCCTTTAATTCGAATATATTTTTAGATATAGAAACTTCTATTTATGATTCTCAGGTCATCCTTTTTAAGTTCGATTTCACCCAAAAGTTTTTGAACATCATTCTGATAGTTTGTCAAATAGTCTAACAATCTTTCATAAGACTTAACGGATTGTCTGTCTAAGAAAAGGTTTCCATCAGACCACTGTACCTCACCACCTGGTTTTATTTTTGCATTAATCAAATGTGTATTGACACCTGATTGGAAAATACACCTAATAGTATTGGCCTCTCTTTCTCTCAAAACCTGCACAGAGTGAAACTTAGCATCCTTAAAAGGACGTATCTCACCAACTAAAATATTAAATTTTAAATCATCAATCTTTTTTTGTTCCAAAAAATTAGCATGTTTAATAAACAACAGAGCTTTTTGTTTCTGTCCAAAAGATGATAGTTTTTCCGCTGCAGAAATGTACGTAGAATAGTTCATAGAGATTTTTTTTATTTGTTTACTCTACAAAGATACTCATTTTTTACTTACCACCATATTTTTTCAAGCTTTTTTGTATTCTTTTGATATGGTCCTTCATCACTTTATACTTTTCTGATATATCGTTGTTTATATCATAGAATTCGTCAATCATAGACTTCATCATCTCTTGGTTTCTTTCTCCCTTTGTTTCAATTTTTTTATTCCAAATCTCCATTAACTTCTTAGGATCATATATGGCATTTGGGTGTTGTGAATATAAAAATCTAGGTAGCATATTCATGTTTATTTTGTGTACCAATTTTATCTGAGCAGCATTGAACTCCATAAGAGTGTATTCAAATCCAACTCTTAAAAGTTCTTTATAAACCGTATCATAATCTACTTTTAGAAATAAATCGTCTTCAAATATTTCGTCTGTTATATAGGGGTCAAAGAAGGCAGCCCTCACCTCAAGTGGTACAAAATTTAAATTCACCGCCATTAATATTATCTTACCACTGAGATTCTTTTGTTCAACAAAAAAAATAGGGGCATATTTCATCCAATTGGAATCATCCATATAATGTAGAAAATAAAATCCACCCTGTTGTATTTTGGCAATATCTATAGCAGTGACATCATCATCACTCTTAGAATATTTTTCTGCAAAAAAAATAGAGTTTACTTTGAAGTTTTCTTCAATACCATTACCATAAACCAAAAGATTCAATTTAACATTCTCCATCAACACTCCCATATGCAATTTTTTTCTTTTATATATAAAGAAACAAAAATATATAAAATGATAAACTCCAAACCAAACAATAGTAGATACCATGGTGGTAATTTTATACCAACAAATAAAGATAAAGTTCTGAAGCTAAACACACAGGGTGGAGTTTATTACCGTAGTTCATGGGAACAAAAGATAATGGTTTGGCTTGATTTGAAAGATGAGATATTTCAATGGGGTGCGGAATGCCTGGAAATACCATATCAAATGACACATTTCGAAAATGGAGATACTCGCATAAAAGCACATAGGTACTACCCAGACTTCTTCTATAGAATGAGAGGTGCTGACGGTATTTTGAGAGAAGTAGTGGTTGAGGTGAAACCCATGAAAGAGTATAAGATGGTGATTGCACTGACTGAAGGAAAGCTTACCGTTCCAGAAAAAGGAATGAAGAAACTAAAAAGCTTTGAGTATGATTTAAAGATGGCCTACAAAAACAAGCAAAAATGGGAAACCATGATAAAATGGTGCGAAAAAAAAGGATTTTCTTTCATTATAATAACCGAAGAAAACCTTAAAAACTTTAGCGTATAAGAAATTTTAGACTTAGAATAGTGAGGTACACCACTACATTCATCCATGGAAGAACTCTTATGTATATTTTATAAAGTGTGTCATTCAAATGATAGATTAAAAACTTTGAAATATTTATTAGTAACAAAAACATGAAAAAATCATTAAAACTAGAAAAAAGGCCAATAATCGGCCAAAAAATCGACATCAACTTAAATACATAAAAAATTATATCAGTCATGCGTGTCGTTTCCACATCTTTATTTTTAAACAATAAATCAAGTCTCTTTTTATTTAAAAAATGATATATTTCCGAAAAAGTAAATGCGAATAGCATAGTATAAAATATAGTAATCATAGTTATTCTTTTATTGTTATTTCTTCCATTCCCATAAGATTATTCATCTGATACTGTGTAAGTCTTATAGATTTATCTTTTTCTACAAGTAAAAAAAGTGCGTCTTCAATGAACGCCTCAACACCCTCTCCGACAATCCTATCATACTCTCGTGGTATGTATTCATCAGACTTTCTACTATCATAGATAGTCTTTATATAAGACTCCCTCTCTTTTAAGTCTATATGCATAGAACACCCATCAGGCCTTGTTCCATTTCCTCTTTCGGATTCTTCCCAAATCTGTAAAATAACCTTGTTCATAAAAAATAAAATTTATAAAAATTATATACTAATATATGAAAAAGTTTTTATACTCTTAACTTATATGCAAATGGAACTTTAACACCTTTAAGATCGGGAATATTAGAACCCTCTATTTTAACTATTTTTTTATACTTTTTTGATATCGATTTGATTTGTTCACTAACATCATCAACTGATGTAAATGCAATCCCACCTTCTTCCGAAACTTTAGATTCCATTCTTGATGCGGTATTTACAACATCACCAAAGAAGTCGACAAGTTGTACATTTTGTATTTTACAATTTTTGGAAATCATCTTTCCGGAACAAATTCCAATTCTTAGTCTAAGTTTTTCGGTATTGGTCACTTCTACTGCAAAATCAACAGCATTTTCAAGTGATTTTTCATCTTTATTAAAATATACCATAAATGCATCACCAATTGTTTTAACAACAAAACCACCATGTTTTCTGGCTAGATTATCCATCAATTCAAAATGTTTATTCAATTGCAAATCCATTGTTTTTGGATCTTCGGACCACATTTTAGAAGATCCTACGACGTCGGTGAACAACATTGCCGGTGATGGACCACTAGTATCCTCACTTTTATTTTCCTCATAATGCCTTTGTGCGTCGCTAAGAAGTCTATCCGATCTTTTCGAAGAATCGACATTCTCTACAGATTCAAAAAATTTAAATTCATTTATCCATTTCATATTGTATATATAAATTTGTGGATATAATAAATAATACATATATTAGCATAAAAATAGATATTATGATTTCATCGAGCAACACAGAAAAGTATAGCGGACGTGTATTTGAGGCAAAAGAAAATTTTGGCATCGAGACTCGCATTAAAAAAGATTATGTAAGTCTTCACAATCCATCGGATTTCGTTGATGCAAAATTGGCAGAATTCAAAGACAAGAATGTTGAGGTAGAGATTACTATTAAGATTGTAGAAATACCTTATTGATCTTGTTTTATCCATTATAGAGAATGTAGACCCATTCCGTCGTTTGATCCCTCAATAGAGATAAGTCTTATCTGATGTTCATTGTCGCCTTTCTTCTTATACAAGTCATTATATCCTTTGGCGATTCCTCTTTTGAATATTTCGGTGAAATATGCGAAGGCGTTTACCGATTTTTCTTCGTTGAAGTTATACCAGTTCTGAAATACATAAAGGAGTCCACTTTGGTAGCAATCCATCTTGTCGTCGTTCGACCAGTATCTCATTTTTTTGATTGTTTTCTTTGCTAAAAGCTCTAGCATTTTTTGCGCGGGTCTTGTAAGTCTTCCCTGTGCTTTACTGACTACTAATTCTATGTAAAGTTCTCTATTATTTAAGTACATTAATATTTGATTAATTTTTAAGTTTTTATAAAACTTATTGAAATCTTTCATGTTATATAGACTTTATATTAAAAAGTTTAATTTATCAGAAACCACATTCAAATCATATATGGTATTCGTTTTTATAAAAACTCTATTAAATAAAAAAACCCTCTGATAAAGAGGGTTTTTTTATATTTTTTAATATTATAGTTTTGTTATTTCTTTATATTGTGTTTCCTTAACACCATACAATTCTGTGTCTAAAACTGATTTTCTTTTCTCTAAGTTTTTAAGTGCCGTTGTCAATACTTCGGATTCCCCAATCATCTTCATAGATCCTTTAAGTTTTTCAATGTTGAAACTAACGTCTTCTAATTTAAGTGTGATTTCTCTTTCTTTATCTTCTAACTTTCTTTTAACAATCAATTCTTTTCCTAATTTATTTTCGAAGAAGTAAGTCAAGTCATAGTTAAGCTCGTTTCTTACTTCGTTTACCAATTCTAATGCAGATTCGTATTTGAAGAATGAGTTGCCATATCTTTCGTCACATCTGTATAAGAAAGTAGCCTTTTTATAGTTGAATGCAAAACATTCTAAGTATGGATTGATTAAGTTGTTTACTCTTTTAACTACGTCTAACTCAACAAATTTATCAAGGTTTTTAGAAACCTCAAGTAAGATTGGGTAGAAGTTTTTGTTAACGATTGGAATGATTGGAGAGTTGAATAGACTTTCTAATGTAGTCTCATCATTCATCTCATCATCATTGATAAATACTTTACCTTTTTTAGCAACTGATAATCCGATTGTTAAATATTCAGAAATTCTGAAGTTAACTCTATCTTCTGTTACTGACGCATATTTCATAGCAGTCTCTAACATTCTTAAAGATTTCAAAGACTCTTCATCTTTTACGTGATTTTCGACCAATGTTTTTTCGATTACGTTTTCACTTAAAAGGAACCAAGAATCTCTAACTAAAGCAATATGACCATCTTCAACAGACTCAACGATTGTGAAGATAGATTCTCCTTTACCACCACTTAGTAAGTTTGTTCTTTGCTCAGGTGATTTTGTTAAGTTGTGTACGAATAATTTTATTTCAGGAACCCAGTCATAAACAGCAAGTTCATTCAAAACTTTAGACATTCTGTCTTGATCGGTCTCAAGATTGATAGTTTGTAAAAGAACGTTGATAGGTTGTCTATAAAGCTCACCACTATTCTTAGTATTAAGGACATTGTATAAATTTTTCAACTCATAAAGCAACTCAAAGTTCTTCATGTCATCATTCAATCCCTCTAAAAGAGACTTAACGCTTTTATCGTAAGTATAAGGTTTAAGTCTTTCGTTTAACGAATTTACGATAGCTTTCTCAGAAGCATCGTTGCAGGCATTCATATGTCCCTCAACTATCGTAGAAATCTCTTCTTGATCAAGAGAAAGATTCTTTTTAAAGTTAAACAGTTCAAGTTTAAGATTCTTCATATTTTTAGATATTTTTTTTATGTTATAGAGTATATATTAACTACAAAAAGCCATTTTTTTCTATTTTTATTGATTTGGTGGACGGGGCGTTACGTTCTGCTGACCTGTAACAGAATCATTTGTATTAGTACTAGCCCTCTCTCTTGCCCTAAGTATATTATTAAACCACCTACTTCTCTTAGGAAGCATTGAATAACCATCATTCTTTTCGGGAGTACCGTATCTTTCCGATGGGTTGGTATTCGAGTCAGTATTGTAGAAACTACCGGTTTGTCCATGTGCAGGTAATGGATTTTTTGGATTGAATGGACCATCAACCCAGGGTGCATTTTTATCGATCGTAGCCCCGGGATTACTTGCAGCACGTACCGTCGTGTTTGGAGTAACACCAACGCTATCGCCAATATTTATTGTTCCGGTATTAATGATTTTTCCGGTATTATTTACTTTGGCATTTCCCGTAGGATCTAGTGAAAGAACGTTTCCTGTAGAGTCTACTGCAATGACGTTTCCTGCAGAGTCTAAAGAAAGAACGTTTCCTGTAGTGTCTACTGCAATGACATTTCCTGCTCTATCGGAATTAGAAACACCATTAAAATATTCAGATACACCACCAGTAAGTACGAATCCATTTTCATCTTTCATACCGGATCCATATTCTCTTTGATATCCCTCACCCGAAATAATATCTCTTCTAAAGGCCGGATAATAGGTCTCTACCGTAAAAGAACATTTGAGCTTGATGTTATTGTCACTAGTCAAGTTCTTTTCTCTACTCATCTCAATACTATTGGAATCCGGCATTACGAGTACTGCATCTATATTCATAAAGTTATGTTCAAAATACATGAACTTGTAGATCCACAAGGTATCCAATATTGCTTGACTACATTTAAAAGTATCAATTTCACTCGACAATGTTATTTCCAAATCATAGTTAACCGTAATGGGAACCGCCCTAACTTTAGAAAGTACTTTCCTTATTTCAAACTCATTTTCAACAATCATTCTGAGCCAAACATTTGGATTGGCAAACTCATCAGACTTTATGTTGAAACTGGTCATAGTAAGATGACCTCTTGGTATAAGATCGGTATTTAGTTCAATAAACCTATTTTCGGAAACAATATCATCAGAGAATGAGTCCAATAGGAATCTTTCATCTCCGGTAAGAGAATAGTATATAGGAACCTGAACAAACACATCTCCTGAAGTGAATCTGTTTGTCCACTTTATCTGTCCTTCAATAGTATCCAACACACATACGGTTAAATCTCTAAAAAAGACATCTTCGAAATTAAACTTTTCTCCAATCATATCGATATATATTAAATAAACTTTCTTTCTACCAAACAATATATCATATGTAAAAACTTTAATATGTCAGTAAAAAACTTATTACTTTGGGAGAAATGGAGACCCAAAAACCTGGAAGACATCATACTTATTCCGCGAATAAAAAAACAATTTGAAAACGGTATAAATCAACACTATATCTTCTATGGTCACTACGGTACCGGAAAAACCAGTTTGGCAAGAATACTCGTTGGAAAATACAGCAAGGAAACCCCGTTTCTAGAACTGAACTGTTCTATGGACACCTCTATTGATGTACTTAGAGAAGAGATACAGAATTTTTGTAAGTTTACTCCAATGTTTGAGTCCAACTCTGATGTCAAATATGTTTTCTTAGACGAATTTGAAAGGGTTTCTGCACAATTCCAAGATGCATTCAAGGCATTTATAGAGAAGTATAACAATAATGTGAGGTTCATAATAACTACGAACCACATCAATAAAATTTCGGATGGTTTAAAGTCTAGGATAAAGACAGTGAACTTTGATTGTATGGATTCGGAAGAAGAAAGACATCTAAAGATAGAGTTATACAAAAGAATACAGAACACTATTCTACCAAAAGAAGGACGAGAAATATCTAAGGATAATCTTATCTCTATAATAAACAAAAAGTTTCCAGACTTCAGAAGTATTCTTGTTGAAGTACAAGATTTTTTAGAAACGGGTGAGATAAATAATGGGGTAAGTAACGTATCGAACAAGATAAAAAACGACCTATACAATTTTCTATACGAAAGTGGAGACTATGAAAGTGTTTATCATTTTCTCATGTCAAGCTTTGGTCAAGAGAAAATAGATTCGATGATTAAGTTATTAGGCAAACCATTTATAGATTGGTCTATTGAAAATAGTAAAAATGTTGATAAACTATTTGAATGTAACTATGTTATTGCAGACTATACGAGTAAATTGGAAACAAACACAGATCCGATTGTATTGGGTATGACGATAATAGGTAAGTTTAGGAAAATTTTAAAATAAAGGATATGTCAAAGTTAATATATAACTCATGGCGAACTTTAATTTCACAGACTTTTATTTAGGATATCCAGGACACCCAAGATTTGTAGACAAAGCACTCATTGAAGATGATATAATACGTGTGATTGTTCAGAAATGGGAAATGATACTTTTTACAAATAAAGGTGAAGTCTTCTTTGAAACAGAATTTGGAGGAGACTTACCATACTACCTTCACGAGACAAGACTATCTTCGACCACAATAGAAGGTGATCTCAAACAGCAGATTGGTTCCTATATTCCCGAAATAAGTGGAATAGACTATATATTGACGGTATCTTTTTTTGAAGATCCGGAAAGACATCAAGAGTATATGGAAGTTTTTTTCCAGATAAGAGATTTGGATGTATATTTAGTCGTTGCCTAACATCTGAAATATACTTCGTTCAAAAAGTCTACATAATCATATATACAACTTTCCTTTATTTTCTTAGGCAAATCTTTGAAGCTGACATCAGTCCATTCTTTATCGAATACCCACTTCATGTTTTTTGGAGCCTTCTTTTTAGAACCATACTTGTTACGCATTGCATAAACATATTTAAATTGTTGTTTTGATTTAGCAGGCATAATATTAAATTATTTTTTAATCCATTTAAATTGTGGATACTTTTCAATCATATGGTCCCAAAATCCTTGACTAACATCTTGATCAACAACTATGGTATATTTTGGTTCTATTGCATTCGAAAGCCCATCCATTACTTTTTTCGAAAAGTTTGGTTCTTTTACAGAGTTCACCAACGACTTTATAACGATATGATCACCACCGAATTGAATAAGAAGTGCGATCAATGGTTGTTTAGAATCAATTCTCACAAGAGGTCTACCTCCTTTGTCTAAAATAGAAGAAGCATAAAGTACATTACCCTTCATAAGAACATTTGGAAATATCTTTGACATCTCTGCAACAACATCTTCTATTATTCTATATTTGTTGAATTCCAATATAATTCTCATTATTATTCTTTATTTTATGGCACAGAAGGTTGCACTATAGATATATCTTTCGTTTCTTTTCAATTTAACACCCATCACCTCTGCAGCAGTTTCGACATCCGTAAGACACTCACCATCCGCACCACCTACAAGAATAACATCTCTAACCTCACTCAAACCTTCATTTAAATTTTGTGCCTCAGCAACTTCTGTGAAAAGTTCGTGAAGCTTCTTTGGCATATGATACCATTTGTGCTTGTTGCCAATATAGACTATCAGAGTTCCCTCATTTGTAGGAAAAAAATCACCTTTCTTCAGTTCATCCGCATCTTCTTTTACACTTACTTCTTTATAGGTTTCGGGAGTAAGAACTTTTTTATAAAAGTCCGCATCCACATCGTAATTATATCTCTTTTCAATTAAATCTTTTTGATTAGGGAAATGATAAAGGTCTTTATGAACCGGTATCTCTGGGTCTTCATCGTATAGATAGTCTTTATCAACGTTTTTCCCATCAACATGATTATCCCAAATTTGATACACTTTACTAAACTCATTACAATATTTTTTCAACTCACTAACATACTTATCGGTGAAAAAGGAGCGGAAAGATTTTTGCACATCAACTACAATAAGAATGTCTTTATTGCTGTGACTTTCGAATGTTTTTAGGTATCTCATTTACTATATATTAAATATAAAATCCGATTTATCTCGTTTAATATACATATTAAATAAAAAAACTCATCATATCTGATATGATGAGTTTTTATTTTTAGATTTTAGTATTTTAATTAAGCTGGAAGTTCTTCCTCTTCTTGTCCTTCTTCTTCCTCTTCTTGACCTTCTTGACCCTGTATTTGTGGTTGAGTCTGTGGTTCTTCAAACTCACCCTGTGGTTGAGCTTGTTCTTGACCCTGTCCCTGTGGTTGAGCTTGTTCTTGACCCTGTCCTTGTGGTTGAGCTTGTTCTTGACCCTGTCCCTGTGGTTGAGCTTGTTCTTGACCCTGTCCTTGTGGTTGAGCTTGTGTTTGTGCCTCACCTTCAGTTTGTACCTGAACCTGACCCTGTGTTTGTCCTTGTGCACCACCCATTAATGCGTTTCCTGGAATCTTCTCAACGTCTGTGTTGTTAAGAGTTATGTATTTTACAATCTCTTCTGCGATGTCAACATCACCGAAAAATTGACGAAGATTTTTTCCTGTCGTATCTTTAACTTTCTTAACGTAAGAATTGATAAGTGATTGAGGAATATCAATCATAGTTTTAACCTTATAGATATCGTTCACTTGAAGAACAGCCTCACTGATTATCTCTTGTCTGTTTTTCTGAACTCTAAAACTTTCAAATTGTCTGATATGTTTCATTTTTTTGGTTTAATTTTTTATATAGTTATATATTAAGTAAAAAATATCGTTTTTTTTCACTTTTTAAAATTCCATTGTAGTATATTATATTGAAGACCGACACCTATTTGAATACCGGTTGCAGGTATAAATGTAATAGGATTTAAACTTACCCCATATCCACCATAGATTCCCAAGCCCCATCTTTTTGGAGGAAAATACTTTTTCAATACATCCGATTTCTTAGGATCTATAAGAGCGCCATCTAATTTAGAAACTTTAAATCCTGGATAGTCACTTTTAACAAAAATTTCAAGAAGACCATCTTTATTTTCGGTCAGTCCTGTTGTCATGCCCATACTAAACTCATCTTTAACTATCTTCATTTTAGAAGTAGATAATTCAAATGTACTATCAACATATACATCAAAGTTACCTTCAATCAATCTATAGTTTTCTGATGAATATTTATTGTTCAGGTCCCATTCAAAATTCTTTACAAAGGTATTACCTTCCCACTTACCCGGACTGGTTGAATTTATCTCAACATAAGTTGTATCATGCACGACTTTAAAGATAGTTTTAACAACGACTAATGGATTATCCTTTAAGTTTTTAACTTCATTTGCCAAATCATTATTGAGTTTCTTTAAATCACCATTCTCTGAAATAAGAGCACCTTTCTCATAGACTAGTTTACCATTTTTACCCTTATACGATCTCAAAGAATCATTTAGAGTAAATACATTTTGTTTAAGTGTATTTATCTGACGATCATTACCATTACAAGATCTAATAAACAAAAACAAAAAAACCAAAGCCAATACTAATAGTATATTTCGCTGATCGGAAGTTTTTAAAGATAATTTGTCTAAGAAAAGTTTGTATTTTCCTAATAATTTTTTTGTTTTCATAATTTTTTTTTATTTTAAGTATATATCAAAATATTTTATATATATTTGTATATAAAATAAAAGGACCCATTATGCAGTACAAAAGACTTATCTGTTTTGATTTTGATGATACATTATTTCACACTCCACTTCCAGAAGATGGGAAAGTAGTTTGGAAAGAAAAAACCGGAACAGAATGGCCACATAGAGGTTGGTGGGGTAAACCAGAGTCAATCGATGACGAAATATTCGATATCCCAAAAAATGAATGGACTTACCAAAGATACCTGGATGCAGTAGCTGACCCAGATGCTTATGTTATTTTGGCAACAGGAAGATTAGACAAAGTTCCTGGAATGAGAGAGAACGTAGAAAAGATTCTAAGAGACAACAACATAGAATTCGATGAAGTACACCTAAACTGGGGAAGTGATACCTTTATCTTTAAGTGTAATCTTTTAGAGAGAACCGTTAAGAAATTAGGTGTACATGAACTGACTTTCTATGATGATAGAGAAGAGCACCTACCAAAGTTTGTGGAATGGGCAAAAGACCAAGATATCGAAAGTAAAATAGTTGATGTTGTTAATAAAACATCAACAACTATTCAAGGATCGAGTATATAAAAAAATATATAATCAAAAAATAAGATAAATGCTATGGGTAAAACTAAAGAACAAGTAGAATCAAAGGTAGAAGAAATAGTTTCAAAGCCTTATCGAATTGACCTTCATAACGATGATCACAATTCTTTTGAATGGGTAATAACATGCCTTATGAAAATATGTAATCATGAAGAAGATCAAGCAAACCAATGTGCGCACATAATACACTTCAAAGGAAAATGTGACGTAAAATATGGTGATTATGATACAATCTCAACAATGAAAGAAAAACTCAGAACTGCAGGTCTTTCTGCAACAATGGAAGCAAACTAATAAAAAAAGACCACTCAAAATGAGGGGTCTTTTTTATTTTATCTTTTATTAAACCAGTTTATTCCATTTACATTAGTTCCTGTGTTTTGCACCTTTGTTCTATTCATAACCTGTCGTCTAGCCTTTAGAACCTGACCATAATCAACACCTTCTACATAGTCCATATTTCGCATACAATCGTTTACATAGGCCATAAACTCCTTAGGACTATACTTATTACCCCATTCTTCTACCATCTCTTTGAATTCGGATTTGTTGAAAATAGAAGTTGCGTTGACCACGGTCATAACGGTATCATCATGTCCTACATCCGCAGCATATCTTACATTACCGGCAGTAGTGACATGCTTTACGAAAGTCGTTATCTCTCTAATATTGTCTTCGTTCGTTATACTAAATCCTCTACTATACATCAGATCCTGATAGTCCTTCACCATCATGTTTTTGTTCTCACCAACTTTTAACCCAATCTTTTCTTCGGTTGAATCTATCCTATGTTTATACCTAACAAATACCGATGATCCATAGTTGTTATTTCCATCAAAAACATGCGACATTTCTGCCAATAAAGTATTACCATAGTTGTTAAGCTCCAAAACTATTTTTACATTTTCAGGATTTAAATATTCGAATACCAAAAGATAAAGAAGCTCTGCTAATTGTTTGACAGAAACAAAGTTGTTTCTATATATACCAACCTGTTCAAGTCTAAAAAAGTCTATGATAGATTTATATTTATGTCTCTGTGTTTCTATTAAATCCATTGGTTTTTCAGAAATTTTGAATATGTTGATAATAGAATAATCTTGTCCCAAACCCTCTGATATATCGACAGAAAGAACATATTTATAATCCTTTCTTTTTAATGGTATATGAACTTCATCATCATCTATCCATTTTAAGTCTTCATACGTAAACCGTAACTTATTCTTAAACTCCGAAATATCCTCATGTATATAGTTCTTTTTGGATTTTAACAACTCATCTATTATTGCCTCGTTCAAAAGAGACTTACTTGAGTTGATAAACCTCAATCCATACTCCTGGTTGAACGCGTCTTCCCCACCAATATCCTTAACCGCCTCATCTTTCCAAGTAGTCATCTCAGCGATGGCCAGTATCGAAGTTTCGAATCCGTTTTTGTCGATAAAATGTAGTGATTTTACTTCTTCATCCGTACATTTATCATTGTTGAAGACATGAATTACATCCTTTTGTTGATCTAGGTTAAACTCAATCTTCGTCTTTGTGACTTCACCAAAAGTATTTTGTACTAATTTAAATATATCATCTTTTGTGACTCCATATTCATAAAGTTTATGTGGATTCAACCTTATATAGGTAACAAACCTACCGGGAACCTGATACCAGTAAACCCTCATAGGTTTGTAGTTATTCTTCATTGGATCACCATCAGGTCTTTCTGCGTCAGTAAGCAGTCTATGGAACAAGTTCATACCATTTGGTGTCGATGTAATGATAATCTTCGAGTTTTGTACCGCAGAAACCGTCGGAAAGGCGGCAGTATAATATGGTTCGATGATATTCGAAGGAATATGTGCGAACTCATCTAAGTAAAGAACATCAATGGTAAAACCGATTGCCGGAGTCTTAGACCTTGCAGAAGTTTTGATTCTACAACCATTCTCAAATGTAAGAGATTTTTGATTCCAAGTCTTTACACCTGGTTTTAAGAAGAAAGGAAGTAAAGTATAGATTGATTTTACTTTATCAACAATCTCAATGGCAGTATCACCTTTGTTGGCAACAATCATACAGTTCTTATCATTGCTAAACAAGATTGTATGTAGTATAAAAATGGCAGAAGACACGGTTTTACCTACCTGTCTAGATGCCATAAGTATGTTGAACCTATTATTTACAAAGTTGTCTAGTATTTCTTTTTGGTAATCTCTAAGTGTTATGGAACCAACCGACCCATCTTCTCTTTTCGTCTTACAATACTTCTCAGTAAAGTAATGTATATCTAATGCACATCTTACATATTCTTGTTGCTCATCGGGAGTCATTCTAAAAGATACACCAGATCTTCTGATACCGACTTCACTCTTCATCCATGGATTCTGATATCTCTTAACAACTATACCATCGTTTATCTTATCGGTTGCCTCATCGACAAATTTGGTTGTAAAAATCATCTGCCTTTCGGTATCGTTTGCTTTTACCGCCATATATAGTATTTTTTGTTTTTGTATATATAAAAGGGTAAAAGTGGAAAAAATACATTTTTTTCTATTTATATATACTACATGGGAAGGAAATCGGGCGTCAACAAGCTAAAAGTGGGTTTCTCTATAGATATAGAGACATATAAAGAGTTCGAACAGTATTGTGAGGACAATTCAATAAATAGATCTAAACTAATAGATAAAATATTGAAAAACTTCCTTGAGACGGATGTCAAACCAACCAAAAATAATTATATTAAACATGTCTAAAGAAGAAAACGAAAAAAATAGAATAAAATACGAGTTTGATGAGATACAATCAGAAAACGGAGACTTTGATTTTTCTAAACATCTAGCAAGACCAGAAGACTTACCGGATTTAGGTGAGATTGAAATATATGACTATGACTCCGATTTAACGGTTGCTAGTCAACAAGCCATGGATGTATTAGAACCATTAGTGGATCTATACTTAGGAGATGTACCTAAGTTAAAAGAACACCCTTATATAAAGAGTAAGATGAAGGAAGATGCAATGGTTTATGCAGAAGCTATATTCCTTACTAAAATGACAAGAAAGAACCTTCTTACACAGATGAGACAAGTAGATAATGGGGACAATTCTGCAAGGATGCACGAAGTTGTAAACCAGACGGTTGGACAAATAAGAGAAAATGCCAAATTTTTATCTGGTCAAAAAAGTGAACTAGAAAAATTCTATAAAACACTTAGAAAAGACTTAGGATACGACGAAATAGAACAGGAAGTACAACCAACCACAGAATCGGATACAAAAAGTGTAGAGGGTGAGGTTACGACAAATAGACAATTGAACGAAATGATAAAACTTGCAATGTTGAACAAGGTCCAAGATAAGACAAAATAAACTATTTATTCTTATATCTAAATCTTTCGAATGTTTTTATGAGTTGATATTCAATAGAAACTTTTGTTTTAGAAAATCTATTAACTTTGTTAGGACTCACATAGTTCACATAAAGAGTCGTCTCGGATTTAAGTAAATCCTTTATTTTAGACTTTATCACAGATTCACTATTCCCGATAAGAATTTCCAAAAGATTGTTACAATCTATCGCAAGCCTGATGGTATTTTCATCATCTTCATAGAATTCAATCTCATCGTATTTTTCAATTTCTTCTTCTATAAACCTATCACCTTCGGTCTTCATTCCAATAAGATGTTGAAGAATAAGTCTTACTTTCTTATGTGCGACTCCATCCAAATCTCTATTATAGAAAGTATCTGATATGAAATAGTATTTTTTAACAATCAACCCAATTTTTTCAAGTTTTTCTTCTATCTTCTTTATTATCTTCTCATAGTTGTTTTTAGTATTCTTTGAGCAGATTAGGTATATGTCATCGGTTTTGTTTTTAAGATGTTGTAGGTTTTCTATGTTTATTTCATAGTCAAGCGTTTCTATTATATCAGGATTCATGTACTCCTGCATAGAGAACATAAGGTTTGTTATATCAGTCTTTAAGTTTTTACATTTTATTTTTAAAACATTCATTAGTTTTTCAGGAACCCAATAAGTTGTACCTCCAAAATATATTGAATTGTTTTGACTTTTGTATATTCCACTTTTTATTAGGTTGAAATCGGATTTAGATATTTTAATAATAGGAACTTTAGGATTTAACTTATCCACTATCCAAACTTTACTATTCATTACCAAAATGGTTTCTATGTCGAAGAAGTGCGCTTTCATATTTTAAAATTCGTTACTTTATATTTTATCTCATGTGGTGTTCCATCAAATCTACTACCTTCATATTCTTTGTCGGTCCATGTAACCCCGTCACTAAGTTCATTATCAAAACTTCTACATTTGGAACAATTTTTAGGAGGTAATTTAACACCATCTATCTCGATAATTTCATTTTCAAAATAAAAAAAGGTGGATTTACACCATGGACTCCCACATATTGCTGAATTATTTTCCATATTGTATATATAAAAAAAGAAAACCCATCATTTGATGGGTTTTTAAAATTATTTTATCATATTTTTACTTAGTGCAAAATCATATAATATGGACAAGTTTAAATATTTATAGTAGTTGTCTCTTATTTCTCTTAACTTTTTGTTTCTTTTTATTATGTTGAATATCAACATTCCAAATTCTTCTTGGAAATCCAAATAACAATCACACCAAGGTTTGTTATAATTTTCCAATGTTCTCCATTCTGTGTATCCTCCGGTAAGCCAAAATAATGATTTTTCCGGTGTAATAGATTCCGTATCTATTTTATCTAGTTCCATATCCCATATACTATCATTAAAATCCAATTTCCTCATCAATAAGGCGACGGCTTCTGCTATATCACTGGTTAGTTCGTTTCCAATTTCGAAGAAGTATATATCTTCTTCTTTTGTTACTCTTACAGAACCGTTGTTATAAACATCGTTTTTGCCTGTAGACTTTAGAACAGGTTTTCTCCTTTTCATAGTTACTATTTTATTTTTTAGTCGGTCATCATAGCCTGACACCGTTTTGCCACACTCCATCGAAGTTTCCATTTTCAAAGATACCATCCTCCCATATCCCATGGAAAGAACCACCTTTGAATATACCATAATACCAATTTCCAGAATAGAAATCACCACTATGCCAAATTATAGTTTCTTTTTTTAATTCAATAATAGCATTATCAAACTCAGAATCTATAAGCCAGTAAAATTCGTTAGATTGTAATATTTTATTTATTTCTCTTTCATTGGTAAAGACCTTACCATTGTGTTTTAACTCTATGTATCTCATGTTTGGAGATTTTTTTTATATGTTATATATTTAAATTTAGGTAATAAAAAAAACACTAATTGACTTAATGACGTATTTTTAAACTATTTAAAAAATAAATTTTATATTTGTCGGTTTTAAAGGGAAAAATGGTGCTAAATATTTGTTAAATAAAAATTCAGTGTTTTAACACAACAAACGAACTATTGATTGTCCAAAAAATTCTTTTCTTCTATGGTTAGAGATTCTTTTCCATATTTGAATATCTTTTCTAAGATTAGATCTACTTCTAAGATGATTGGTTCTTTTATATGCTCATATACCTTTACATTAGACAATTCTGGTAAGAATTTATTGAACAATCTAACCGTTTCATAATCTTCGATTACAAAATCGTTTTCTTTAATAAGATTAAATGCGATTAGAATACCATCTTTAGTCAACCACAATTTTGCATATGTCTTTTTTTTGAAATCCAAAATGGTTTCGTACATTAAATCATATAAAACACAGAAGTCTTTAAGTTCGACATCATTCAGTGTCGTAAGGTCAACGCAAATTATATCTTTCATACTAATGGTTATCAAGTAAATTCTTTTCCTCCAATGTTATAGAATCTATCCCATATTTGAATATCTTTTCTAAGATGGCGTCTACTTCCAAAACAACCGGTAAGTTTTTCTTAAAATCTTCGACAAAAACTTCTTTAACCGAATATTTAACATAAACAGATTCTTTTCGAGACTCTAAGTTATATAACTTTGAATCCATAGATGTAGTTCGTATATCATAACCTTCTGCAAGAAATGCTTTGTAGTTTCTAAGAGCTTGTTCAGTTTTTGGCATCTTTGGAGTTTTCACAGGTTTAATGGCTTTTATTTTATCCTGATCTTCTTTGGAAAGAGACTCAAAGTTCGAACCCAATCGAAAGAAACCACCGATAATAAAAGCAATAATTTTACCTTCTATCATCCAGTACATAGATACTTTTGTTTCTTTTTTTCTTCTATAAAGTTCTTCAAAACCAATAAAGTAAGTCTCACATATAGCGAATAGCTGTTGAGTGTTTACCGATTCCAAATTTATGCAGATTATTTTATCTAAGTTGACTCTCATAGTTTCTGTTTGTTTTACAAATATACCTATTTTATTCCACTACTACAAATTTTATTCTATCTTTTATTTGTAATAGATACAATCTTTTAGATACGAAAATACAAATAAATTTAGAGATTGCACTTTTAATATATAAACAAAATATAATCATAACTACATGAAATATCTTATTAAAAGAAATGACTTTTTAAGAGGTGCCAAAAGATTAGACGAAAAGTCTGAATTTTTGAGAGATGCCAAAATATCAGGAAATGAACTATACCAAGAACTTATAAAAGAAAGTGAATATGCAACTAACCACGGATCAGGTCCATTGGCAAACGATATTGGGTGGCATGACTCATTAATAGGTAGGTTTCTTAACCATCTCGTGAGAAAGGCAAAAGTTGCCGCAAATCTAATAAGAATTAAAAATGTTATATCTTCATTAGAAGGTGAATTCGTTAGAATTCAGGCAGAAGGTGTTGCATATAAGATGAATGAAGAAGAAAAGAAATTGTGGTTTAAAGTACAATTGAATAACATTTTTTATTCATTAAAGGATGCGGTCGAAAGAGGCGACGAAGTTTCGGTTATAATAAATATGACAGAGTCTTCTATAACTTCAGTAAATTCCTTTGAAGATGATCAAATTGATAAAGAATTAAAAACAAAGCTATTAAAAGAACTTCAAGATTTTTTAGAGTTTTTAAAAACTCTTGAAGAAGAAGAAAAAGAGGACGCACAGGATGCTGACGCACAGGATGCTGACACACAGGATGCTGACACACAGGATGCTGACACACAGGATGCTGACGCACAGGATGAACAGGAAGTAGATGATGAAGTATATTCAAAACTAGAATCGAGTGTTCCAACCATGATTAAGAATCTAAGTGCACTTTACAATATATTAAAAAATTATAAAAGTGTAAATATTTTAGATTTCAACAAAAAAGAAGAAGACGCTGCAAAGAAATCGGTTCCTTATATCACCAAAGTCGGTGATACAATAGTATCTATTCAACAAAGTGAACTAAACATAAAGAAACTTACAGCAGATCAAATCATTGGTAAGAACGAGTTAGAGTTGAAACCAACACTCGATGCGGCACTGAAAAGAAATATTCCAAAGGAAAAAGCAACTTTACCCGCAGGACTTGAACTAATATTAGAGAAACAAGGAAATAGTGTAGATGGAAACAATGTCTACAAAGAGGAAGATTATTTGACTCAGGCATTTACAAAACTAAAGGCAGATATAAACGCATTAACAGACACGAAAGACGGAAAGTTGGCAATAAACACAGAGTTCTTACGAATACTATTGGCAAAACATAAAGATGGTAAAAACGATAGACTTATAATGGCTTTATACGACAATATAAATAAGTATTTAGTTGGTTCCAAAAAGCAAACTATTCAAGAAAAAGATCCTTTATACAAAGAATCATACGAATATCTAATGCCAAAAAACGAGGAAAACCCAAATGGTGGCAAGATTGAAGTAGTCGCGGAAAAGATTGCTAGATTTTCAAAAAGAGCTCTACAGTTTGACGGAAAGAACCTTTACGGAGGTTTGGGAGAATTGGGAGACCCACTTAAAAAGTTCGTCGAGACGATGAAAATCCTTATGAAGAACCCGATAGTCAACGTCAATCCGGAATATTCAAAACAATTGGCAGAAAAAGAAAAGAATAAAAAATTCGTAGTCGGGAGAGAATACCTATATACCAACAAAGAAGGGGTAACAAGTGTTGTTAAACTTGTTTCTCTCACACACGACATGCAGACAGGCGCTGATAAAAAATGGCTCACCCCAGATGATGTTAAAAAAGACACATTGAAAAATGGACTATATTCGGTCATACTAAAAGACAAAAAAGGAAAGTATTCTTCGGGTTCGACAAACTTTGCAATCAGTCCAGAAAAGCTTAAACCATACGAAGACCAAAAAGCCAAAGAGACCAAATACAAAAAGGACGAGCTTATAAAAGATATAGAAAGTGCGACCAAAAAAGCATTGGAGCTTAGAAAGACCGCACCAGAAAGTGCGGAGAAGATACAGATAAACATAGATAAAATGAAAGTTGATTTGGACAAACTTGACGAATCTGTAAACGAAAGTACTTACATCTCAAAATACATGAAGATACAATCGGGAATAGGTTCCATTTTGTTGGAATTGAACGATGCATTGAAGGAAACTAATAATAAACCTGGAGGAAGATTGCTCAAATTCGACAGATTCATGTCTTATATAAAAGAAGCAGATGAGGCATCCGATCCAATATCTGGAATGAGTCGATCAGAAAGAGTACAAGACTGGTTTGACAAAAAGTGTATGACCGTAAAAGACTACACAATGGAAAAGACAGAGATGGATAAAGTAAAGTCAAACTTTGATAAATTAAAAGAACAAAAAGACTCTTTTGTAATAGACGGATATGATCCTATAATCGAAATACTTAAATTGTTTAATAGAGCATATAAGCTTTACATGGCAAAATACATAACGAAAAGAAGTACAGGACCCGGTGCGAGCACCGAAGCAGAGTACACTTCTTTTGGAGAAAAGGGACCTTATAGAAACGACAAGATATTTGACTCGTGGGAAAGTGCGGTTTTGGATATAATGAAAGACAGAGAATACCAAACCATCTTTGACAAAAAGACTATGCTTCGAGTTGGAGACGAAATGAGACCAAATGCAGGAGCCAACCTAAGAAAGTTTATGACAGACATGTTGGATGGTGAAAATCTATACAAAACAAAAGGTGGATATGGTGAAGCAGGTAAAGGAAAACAAGCAGAACTATTGGACAAATACTTTGGACCCGCGGATGAAAAAACTGAGGCAGAAATTGAAAAAAACGGAACTGGACTTGGAAAAGATCTAGAAGAAAACCCAGCGATTGCAGAAGAGGTCAGTAAAAATGCGATAAAGGCGAAGGTCACTAAATGCGAAGATGCATTTTTTTCCGATAGTAAAGCCCTGTTTCCAATAGCCAACGCGTTCTTAATCATAAAAGGTAAAAATGATAAAGGTCCTATACAAAGGTCGATATTTATACAAAAAATAGAAGGTAGATTTGTGTACTTACAATACTCAAAGAGTTTTGGAACATTCAAAGGATATTTGGATAAAATACAATATGGTGCTAAAGTAGAATTAGCAGACGAGGGTGATATAAAACAAAACAATGAAAGATCACCAATCTACTATACCAAAGTAAAAGTTGACGATTTTGCAAATCTTTTATTAAAAGCAGGTCAGTTATCGGTGGGTAGATTAGACAATGATGGTAAAGAAGACGAAGAGAAAATATCGATTGAAGGATCATATTGGATAACAAAAGAAGCTGGTGGTAAACAGGTTGTTTTTGATGCCGTTCAAAAAGGTGAGGCACAAGGAACCGATGAGTTGAAGAAAAAACAATTACTTAATGCAATAGAAAGAGCAAACAATAAAACAGGAATTGTAACACTCATAGACGCACGAGATAAAATTATAATCAAAAGAACATAGTATGAGATATCTAAAAAAATTCAAGTATTTTGAAGACGTTGAGGTAGATGCTACCGACGAACCGGACGTAAAGTTGGCAAAGGAAGAGACTAATAATCTCGAGGAATACCTTAAAGACTTTCCGGCAGTAAAGGCAGAACTGGATAAAGCATTCACTGAAATAAAAAGTGACAAAGACAATGAACTTCTTAACCAGAGTATTGATGAAATAAAGAAAAAGTTTCCAGACAATCCATTCATAGAAGAGTATACACACATGATGAATCTACAAATTAAAATAAAGTACATACAAGACGAATTGTTGAATTATAACGACGAATTATTCAAAAACGAAGAAGATCTTAAAGAAATAAGTACATCAGAAGGTGATACAACAGCCAAGACAGAGACTATAGATGATATAAAGTCTAAACAAAAGATAAAGACCGGGGAGATTACACAACTTCAAAAAGACCTAACAAAGGCAAAGGCAGATTTCGATAAGAAAATGAATGAAATAAAGAAAGAAATACAAGATTCTTCTAAAAAAATAAGTTCTATTTAGAAAAATAGAAAAATATCGCTTTTTTCATTTTATATATACTTTAACTATAAAAAATTAAACTAAAAAATATGGCAATTCAAATTGGAAAATACAAAAGACCGGGGATATTCCTAGAGGAATATGATAACTCAGTTATCTCTAGTCCAGTTATTGAAGGACTTACGAACTTGGTAATAGGCGTGTCTAAAAAGGGACCTGTCAATACACCTATCAGAGTTACTAATACGACAGATTTAGAGTCAATATTCGGTCAATTGGATCGAGGATTGGAGAGAAAGGGTTCGTTCTTTCATAGGACTGTTTCGAAAATGTTGGAATCGGCACCAGTTTATGCAATAAACTTGTTACTTACCGACGATAACTTAGATGTTATTGAATATAAGTCTCTATCTACTTCAGCAGACTATACAAATGATGTTGAAAGAGAAGGACCTTATAGAAGATTTTTCGACACAACAGGTTTCTGGAAAAGAGATACTGAGTCTTTCATCAATCTTACTAAAAACAACACAGGATATTCTGAAAGAGCATTCAGTCTAACAAACTTATCCGATAAATTCGTAACGGTATTTGTTTTCAAATCGGCCATTACAGGATTCGATAGAAGTCTTATCGAATGGTATGGTTCTGCAGAAAAAATGCCTTCTTATGTAGGTATAAATGATTGGGCATCTGATTATATGGTCGACGTTGTCATTGTTGGTGGGGATTGGTCAAACTATAAAGAGTTGGCTGTAGATTCTAGATGGAGTGCATACTTTAACGCAACAGGTCTTAGAAAGGAAAAAGTGAGAGAATTCACGAATGATAGAAACATAACACTTTTAGGATACTATGAAGGTCTTTCTTTAATTCCGTATTTTAGAGATACAAACGGTAGAAATATTTTCATCGAAACCGTGGTAAATAGAGATACTGATAGAACAGGAGTATTTTGCACATTCAACAATGATTTGGTCGAAACGGATTTCTTTAATGGAAGATTAGACTTAATCGGTCATACTATTGCTGGTAAAAATGAAACTAACATTGACTTCCTTTCTTACCAAGACGTAATTTCAGAAGAAATCGAAATAATTTCAAATCCTTTGGATTTACCAGGAAACGTAACTGCTTTATTGGGTGGTTCTTCTTCTACTTCACCAGCGGGATGGTTATACAATTCTGTAGGAGATCATCATGTATATGGTACCCCTAAAACAAAAGGGTGGGTTAAAAATGGATCAGAAAGAACATCATACTTCGCAGAAGGATATATCTACAATGTTGGATTAGAATCAGATGTTTATTTTGGAACAAACTCTATTGTTGCAACATATTCTGTATTAAATACAGACTATGAGGCATTCTTAGTGGTAGGTGATAAGCAAGTTATCTTGGATCCACAATCGGTTAATTTAAAAATAGATACAAATAACTATTTATATAGTAATACTGCAGCAACTTACTCATCGGCATTCGTTTTAGACTCTACCGGTAAATTTAAAGTGGTAAATAGTACAAATTCAAATAACCCATCAGTAGCATCCAGTGATACCGTATTGGCATATGTTAAGTTCAAAGTATTGGAACAAAAAATAACAGGTAGTCCGGTTTGGAATAACATAAGTTTGGAAGAAAGTGGATTTAAAAACTTTACATTTGGTAGTACATCTGCAGACTACTATGTTGAGGCAGTTGTAGGTGCAACCGGATCAGTAAAAGTATCATTTATTGATACCGACACATCTATAAGCGTAAAAGAGTATGCACAGTATAGAAGATTCAAAATGTTCAACAGACTGGTTGACTTAATTGATAGTCCTAATAAGGAAAAAATGGTTATGTTAAAAAGTCATACCGATAATTTATTAACAGAAAACAAAGGTAATAAAATTAGTTTAGCGGATATTTCAATATCAAATATTGTTACTTCTTCTACAAGGGATAAATCTTTTGAACTTAAACTTCCATTCGAAACGACCGAATTAAATGATATATTAAATGGATTTTTAGTATTCTATACAGTTGATGACGAGTTTATATTAGGTGCAAAGGGTGCAAAAACACAAGTTGAAGTTGCAAACGAATCAGAATTTGGTGTAGTTGCCAAATATTCGAAACTATATACAAGATACTACGATGGTGTAATAAACACAGGAGATTTCTTTTATGCAAACAAAATACCTCAAGGTATATTAGAGAATGCGGACGCAACACCTTATGTAGATGGTTCTGAATATATATCAGATGTTTATTTCTTTGATGGTGAATCTACACTGAGTGTATTTGGGTTGACCGAAGGATTAAACGTAGGACCTACATCATCAGCAGCTGGATATGACTATATCGCATTTAACTCTACTGAAGATCCTTCATTAGAATTATACGATATTATATCAATAAAAGGTGCTACAACAAACACAGGTACCTTTACAATAATATCAGAAAACCAAATCGGAAATATTGGAACTGCAAGTGGAATATGGAACTATGTTTATAAAGTAAATGAAGAAACTTCTTACGAAAGAGTTCAAAATGTTTCAATAATAGAAGACTTCAACACTAAACATTATCTTAAAATGTATGTTGATAATGCTGGAAAAAATCTAAATATATCATTAATGAATGATACTTTTACATCATATGAAGAAGTAAATACAAATACTGCAGGTACTATTGGAATAAAATCCGCAATAACAAACTACAAACAGTCTTTAGAGGTTGAAGTTCCAACAGGATATGTTCAAGTACCCAACAAAGTTCTTGTAAATGGTGCTAGATATACTGAAGTTAAAGTTGGTGATTTCTTAGAAGCATTTTATGATGAAAGTACTTTAAGAGTAGGAGAATATCCTAGAAAGTTGACAAGAGTTGTATCGAAAAGACAATACTCAGGAAACGCAGACTTAGTAGAGATTACTTGTGATTCTAGAATAAAAGTAACTACATTTGGTACAGACTTACAAACAATGAGATACAAAACGGTTGATAACTATTCATTGACTTACAAAGCAATCTCTCTTAAAGGATTTAGAGTAAGAGAAGCATCATTACCTGATGGAACAGAAGCAAAACAAAACACGTTATTGAATCTTGTATCAAAAGGAACTCCAATGTTCAAAGCGATTACAAATAAAGAAGCAATCGACTTTAGATACCTAATCGATTCGTTTGGTTTAGGTTTAACAGAGAAATCAAAACAACAATTGGTAGACATCTGTGGAGATAGATTAGACGCGTTTGGATTCCTGAACATGCCTTCTATGAAGTCATTCAAAAACTCAAGCTCACCTTCTTTCGTAAACAAAGAAGGAGTTCTTCAGACAGAGTTCATCGCAAAAGGTGGAGATCCTGAAAGTGGACCAGCATTCCTTTACTCATTCGGTGATGGTGCAGGTACAACTTGTGTTGGTTACTTCATGCCATACTTATCAGTAAATGATAATGGAAGACCATTGGATATGCCACCAGCATCTTTTGCAGCAACAACGTATATGAGAAAACATACATCAAATGTTGGATCTATTACTCCTTGGACAATCGCGGCAGGTGTTACTAACGGTAGAATAACGAATATCGCTGGATTAGAAATGGACTTTACCCCAACTGATATCGAGTGGTTAAATGGTGCACAAATTAACCCAATCGTTTTCAAAAGAAATAGAGGAAATATTATCGAAACCGAAAATACTGCACAAACTCTTTATAAATCAGCACTTTCTTATATTCACGTAAGAGAAGTACTTATCGAACTTGAAAGAGAATTGTCAAGAATGTTGTTAGACTTCCAATGGAGATATAACACACCGGATATCAGATCTGAAATCAAACTTAGAGCTGACGTAATCTGTGAGACATACGTAAGTAGAAATGGATTATATAACTACTTCAATAAAATGGATGAGGAAAATAATACCACAGAGATTATCGACAACCAAATCGGTGTTCTTGATACTTACGTAGAGCCTATCAAAGGTATGGGAATCATTGTTAACAATGTAACTATATTAAGAACAGGAGCTATTGCAGCAGGTGGATTCGCATAAATACACTAAAAATAACAAAAAACCTCAAATTTATTTGAGGTTTTTTGTTTTATAAAAACTTTATAGATATTTTAAGATATAAGGAAGAAAGATATATCTAATATATATTCTAAAAAATAACAAATAACATTATGTCTAAAGAACAAGAAATGAGTGAAGAGGACTACCTAAAAAGACATCTAAATGATTTAGATACTAGTAAGAATCACAACAACTTCAATGATGATACCACCACACAAAAACCAGTCGTAGAGGGAGCTAGAGTAAGTGACTTACAATACTTCAACTTCGATATCAGAGAATTACCTTGTGGACACTTCTACCCAACAGGAACACTCTTTATGGTAAGACCAGCACAAGTAAAAGAGATTCAAGCATATTCTATGGTAGATGATAATAACTTCTACGACATAGTAGAGAAGATGAACGATATGCTTCAGTCTTGTATAAGAGTAAAATACTCTGATGGTAAAATGGGAACATTCCTTGATATAAAAGACCAAGATAGATTATTCCTAATTTTCCTTATCAGAGAACTTACCTTCCAAGCAGGAAATTCATTATCAGTAAATGCAAAATGTTCTTGTGGCGAAGAAATCGCAATAGAACTAAATAAAGAAAATTTCGTTTTTCATGAAATAGACGAGAAGCTTTCGAAATTCTATAATAAAAATTCAGGATCATACCATTTCAAAACGGTAAACGGAAAATCGTTTGAATTGACACCACCTAACATCGGACTTCAAAAGGCATTTACCGAATATATTATGAAAGAGAATAACGAAAAGAGAAATCCTAACTTAGCATTTTTGAAAATAATTCCTTTTATGATGAATGGTAGAACTTCTATAACATATGATGGAGTAAAAGCCAAAGTAAAAGATTTTGAGGAAATGGATGATATTTCATTCCAGTTTTTGAACGCCGCGGTCGGCAAGATGACATTTGGAATAAAAGAATTAAAGAAAGTGTGTAAGTGTGGTGAGGAGGTCCATACCGAAATGCAGTTTCCCAACGGAGCCTCAGGTATTTTCGTTATTCATGATGCCTTTGAAGCATATATTAAAGAATAAATTAATGCTACAAAAACATTTTCATACTCAAGAAGCCGCAATGGATGAATGGGCATTTTGGATGTTCGAAGAGAACATCAAACTTGTAAACGAAATCGTCGAAGAAGAAGAAAACCAAAGAAAGAAAGACGAAGGAGAACAACAAAAAGGAATGCCAGATACAAGCTCAATGATGAAGAATGCATCAAGTATGTCAAACATAAGTATGCCGAAATTCTAAAAATAATAACTAAAAAAACCCCACTCAAATTTTGAGTGGGGTTTTTTTAGTTATAAAAAAAAAGAAAATCACACTCAAATTGAGTGTGATTTTTAAATATTAATATCCTGTCATCATTGGTGGATTAATAGAGAATCCTGAATCGATATATTCGTCGATGAAATAGTCATATACAAAGTCAGCCTGAACTTGTTGAACTATATCATTTGATGCCCAATCAAGCTCGTAACCACCAAGTTTCGACATTTGACAGTTTTGAAAAGTAACCCTTCTCAATACAACACCCTTTTTATCATGTTGGTTAACTATGATAGTTCCTATCATATCACTTTTGTAGTGAAGAGAACCATTTTGTGAGTTGAAAAGTAAGTCATACCAAGCTTTTAAAGTATTCCAAACTTCCATAGAACCATTGTTGTTAACATTTACCTGGAAAGGTATTGCCAACACACCACTAGTCTTAGTAGGAGTTGTTTGAAAAACTCTTGTAGAGTATTTGAATCTTTGCTCTTTAGCTTGAGTATCAAACTCTGTCAAGTTGGCCAAACTTATTTTAGTAGCATTCTCTAATAATAAAAGAGCGTCTCTTTTTTGTGCCTGAAGAATATTAGGAAGTATAAACGTAATCTCAAAGAGGTTAAGGTATACTACTTCATCCGGCATTGTACCAGGTCCACCGGGTGAACCAACATGGGAAATCTGCGTATAGTGTGGTAACGGCATATGTTTTTGTTTTTTTTTATGTAATTGTAAACAATTATAATGTATATATTAATATTTTTTTTTCTTCTGTTTTCTAGAAGATTAACTATAATGTATATATTATATTAAAAAAGCAATTTTTTTCCATTTTCAATATCCCAACCAATCACTCAAAGAGATCCATCCAAAGTCTTTGTATATTTTTTGTGGATTACTTGGTATATTCTTAGGTCTTATTGTTTTAGAGAACAAATTCCAATCTTTTTGTGTTTTAAGAAATATATTAGACATATATGATTTGGCATCATCGAATGATAAAAACTTACTTTTCTTTTCAACTTTTATTTTTTTCTCATATGTACCCAAAAAGAATCCCTTATCATATTTTATATTATTCTTTTTACAACAATCGTAAATTTTTCGCCAAGTACATTCATATATTTTAGACAACTCTAATATTTTCATACCAGATTCAATATTCATTTTCAATTCATTCAAATCTATTTTAGATTTATTTGAACTATACAGTGGTGGATTAACAATTATATCATTACATTTATCATACTTTCTTTTTAAACCAAACTCAAATCCATTGGGGTACAAATATTTGTACAATGATTCAATCTCTTTGTATTTCTTAATTCTTATATAAGATGATTTATTTCCATTTTTAACAATAACACGTCTTATTTCATATTGTGTTATATTTAATAATTTAAATAAATTCTCAATGTGAGACCAATCTTGATTATAACATGATGTTACATAAAATTGTCTAGATTTATTCTTTAAATTAAAGTAAAAACAACCATCACCGTCAATCAAACCCTGATAAAAGAACCTTTTAATATCATCCGGTATTACTTCTAATAAAGTATTCGGAGAGGTATAAGATTTATTAATGAAATATTTAGATATGAAATTGTCATAGAATTCAACATTACAAAAGTAAATTGTCATCTGTGGTCTTCTATCAACACGTTGTCTCTCCATTGTACATATATTTAAGAAATCTATCCTTTTAATATATTCAAGTATTGTAATAGCATCATCTTTAACAATGGAAATACCAACTCTTTTTCTTTCAATAAACCCATCAG